AAGAGCAAATTATTCAGTTTGCTAAAGATGCTTTGAATACTCGATTTAAAGAAGATGAGTTGAATAGAATTCAAATCGATCTTAAAGAGCTTGTCAACCCAGTTCGTAAAGAAGATGCAGGTTCAGATCTTTGGAGTGTATTTAATGTAGTACAAGAAAAGATTATTGAAGGAGATTTCGAATACCGTGCAGGTGGTAAAGTTAGAAAAGCTCGTGAGATTAAAAACTTCAAACAAGACATGAAAATTAATAAAGAGTTGTTTGAGGTTGCTCTAAGTTATGTTAACTAAAATTATGGCAAAACCAGATGTAGTTTGGGTAAATGGAACGTTTGATGTGCTCCACATGGGGCATGTCAAACTCCTTGCCAAAGCAAGATCTTTAGATGGAGTAGTTCATGTTGGAGTTGATACGGATGAGAGAATTAAGAAAGCAAAAGGAGAAACACGACCAGTAAATAATTTGTGGAATCGAATAGACTTTCTTACCGCAATAAAATACGTAGATAGAGTTCACCACTTTGGTACGGATGAAGAGCTACGTACGATAATTAAAGGTCTTGAACCAAGATGGATGGTAATAGGAGATGACTACTTGAATAAAGAAATTATAGGACGAGAGTATATAAAGGAAATTATCTACGTACCTCGCTATCAAGGTTTAAGCTCTACCAAAATTATAAGCGGAGCCCACAACTAGCATATATTTATTACAAAACATTATTATGCCAGCATACACAAGTGGATCAACTAAATTAGGTGGAACGTTAGGAACGTCAGCGATGACAGCTGCTACCGCGTATACCTTTACAATCGTTAATAACTCCAATCAATTTAAAGCTAATCAAGCTGATAGTTTAGCATATCTCACTATTGAGGGGAATGCTACCGCAAATCAATCTTTAGCTGAAACTGTAGTTGTTACTGGGTCATTCTCATTCAACAACGACTCTATTGCTTCCGGATCAATTTTAGAAGACGGCAATCGCTTTTCAATATCCTCTACGGGGGCAGGAGGTGCTTTTACATTTACCCCAACTACTACAATAGCTGCNAACAAATACTTNGTTAGAACAGTTGGAAATATAAATGTTACAATTACATAATATATACGTATTTAGATATTTACATATGTAGAAAGGAAACCTTTTAGAAGAGGTTGGCTTTTCGAAAGACCTTTCGTATATTTACGCAAATTAAAAAACATGGCAAAAGAAATAGTACAAGAAGATAGTTTATTTGAAGGTATAAACCTTAGCAATAAAAGAGAAGAAAATGAAACTTATGAAGATTATAGAGCAAGACTAAAAGAAAATGCATCTATTTTAAAACTTTATAAGCAAATGGGAAGAAAACAAATGAAAGTTATTTTTCCTAATGGTTTAAAAGAAGCCCTTAATGCTGTTAAATCTCAAGGAAATAAGGTTGAAGCTCAAAAAGAAGAAAATAAATTTCAAGACTTTTAATTATGGATCAAATTAGAGAAGCATTTCTAAAAGAATATAAAAGTGATGCAATGTTTGAAATTGTTCAAATCCTTGATAGAGCTAATGATTTTGGCCTAACAACAGAAGTAGTACACACTGCTTTAAAAGCCATGAAAGAATTTCCTAATTCTTCTCCACTTCTTTGTTTACAAATTGCGGCAAAAGATTGGGATTTGTAAAATTTTGTTCGTATATTTATGTATAAGATAAAAAAATAAAAGTTATGTCAAAAATAAAAAAAGACCCAAAGGCAGAAATGATAAATGAAATTATTCAACTAACAAGAGTTAGAGATGAATATTGGAGTTATCATCCCCAAAATCCACATTCAGTAGATGTTACTATCGAAATTCCTAAAATCGATAAAGCTATTGAAGAAATCCAATCTAAAATAGAAAAATTAGATAAGTAAATTCCGAATGCTCGGGTGGTGGAATTGGTAGACACGACAGACTTAAAATCTGTTTCGCCGAATGGTGAGTGCGGGTTCGAGCCCCGCCCCGAGTACCCTTTCATAAGTAAATAATATACACCAGTAGCTCAGTTGGATAGAGCAACAGACTTCTAATCTGTAGGTCATAGGTTCGAATCCTATCTGGTGTACCCAATATAGGCAAGTATCTCCTCAAGCTTATACCTTGTAGAAAGAGTAGCTGGTTACACGTGGGTTCAAGTCCCACCTTGCCTACCTTAAGTCTGGAAGATTGGCAGAGTGGTCGAATGCACTAGTCTTGAAAACTAGCGTACTATAAAGTACCGGGGGTTCGAATCCCTCATCTTCCGCATATATTTATCACCGTCAAAAACGTTGTCTTTCACTTAATCCTTTTTTTCATTAATGTACAAATTTTTAACTTTTTTATTGGCCATTGTTCTGCCATTTTTTTCTATTTCACAAACTTGTGATATAACATTAACTGGATATACTCCTCCACCATCTGGTGAGGGTTTACATACTTTTACTGTTAATTGGACTAATGCTGAAAACTGTGGGTGTAACGAGTTTACACAATGGGATGATAATAATTGTGATGAATCAACATCTACTCATGTAAATAATAATGAATCAATATCTCATATTGTATTTGGAATTCATTATGTAAATGAAGAAACGGGTGAAGATTATGGTGAAAATACAGATTGTACTTCAACTACATTTCATCCTGGTTGGAGTTATGTTTTAAGTGTTCCTACATCACCCAATGGATTTCAATCAGGTTCTTCCTCAACATTTGCTGTCAATCCACCATTTGCTTGGGAATGTATATTGGAAAATCCAATTGAAGGTTATTGTTGGGAAGTTGTAATATGGCAAATCAATTTATCTCAAACTGCTACAAATGAGGATTTTGGTGATGATGGTTGGAGTTCGGGTACTAACTTTAACAATACCCAAACATATCCAGATATTAATTTATCAGATAATGTAATTAGTTGGTGCCCGGATCCTATAATTACAGATACTATTTATGTATATGAAACTGATACTTTGTATATAGAATTACCACCAGATACTATAGTAGAATTACAAATAGACACGGTTTTTACGCAAGAATACGTGTATATAACCGATACTCTTATTGAATATATAACGGACACTGTATTTGTAGATAATTACATTTATACAATAGATACTTTATATTTAGATAACTTTATTTATGATACTACATTTGTTGAGATTATTGATTATGTTTTTTTAACTGATACTATTATAGAATATATTGAAATAGATTGTGAAACTGGTTTGCCTTGTGACAACTTTGATATTAATGAATGTGATGATGATATTTTTATACCAAATGTATTTACACCTAATAATGATGGTTTTAATGATGTGTGGAAACCCGTTTATGATTTAGAGTGTTGGGTTAATATTGAATTCAAAATCTATAATAGATGGGGAAGTTTAGTTTATGAAGGTTGGGATGATGGTTTTTGGGATGGTAGTAATAAAGGTGGACCCTCATATGTCGCTGATGGTGTTTATGTTTACCTTTTTTATGCTAAAAAATATAATTCTCCTGAAGTGTTTCAAAAGTCGGGACATCTTACTATACTTAGATAAAAATAATTTGGATTGCTAGTATTTATAACATATATTGACATCAATCTTATCATAATATGACTAGCAACCAAGAATATACTTTAAATCAAATCCATACAGAGGTTACACAAAGTAATCTTTGGGAAGAATTTAATAATCAACTTTTAAAAATGAAGGGGCAAGATAAACACAAATGGAAAGATATATGTGAAAAATGGGAATATGCTCTTTATAGAATAAAAGGAGGGAAATCTATATAATGGTAAGTATTGATAGCATATTTGGTTTATTTTCTCATGATGATAAAGATCTATCTAAAGATAAAAATGTAACCTATATTGATTTTAAAAATACCCCAAAATACTATCTAGGGATGTATAAAAAATTAATATTAAACCACATAAACTTTAATAAAAAAGTACTTCAATTTTTCAAAAAATCTAATGCTGATTTAGAGGTTCATGATATGAAAGAAGCAGGAGAATATGTTACATATAATAGAGCATGGAATTATATTAAAAAAATGGATGTAGATGAAAATAGCCATATAGATGCCATTGAATTCTATGCTGATGAGTATCTTACAACCGCCCTAGATTTGGGCATCCATTATTTCCAAAATCAAGAAGAGTATGAAAGGTGTGCGTTTTTACTAAAAATCAAAGAAAAATCACAAAGCTTTGAACCTAAGGTTGGAGTACAAATTTAAGAATGGTATCTTGGAGGTACAGGGTTTGAAAGAAAAGAGAATATAAGATAAAGGGAAATAAGGTACCAGGGGTACAAGGAACACCCAAATAAATAATTAATTAAAATAAATATGAGAAATCCAGAATTATTAGAAAGAAGATTAACTAAATTAAATTCAATTTTTAAACATCTCCACTTTCTTGCAAATAGACATGACGCCAGTAAAAAAGAATTTGAGGATACTATTAAAACAGGTGAAGAAATAGTAGAAGAAGTAACGGCTCAAATTGAAAGAGAAATGGGTATTACAAGAAACGGATAAAAAAAAATAAAAGTTATGACATTATCAGCTCAGGAAATCAAAAATAATTGGTTGATGTTTACAACCACTATTGAAGAATATATTTCCTCACCACGAAAAGAAAAATTACTTGCGTTCTACAAAAAATTTGAAGAACGCCTTGTAATGATGCCAGCTTCACATAAAAAAGAATATCACAATGCCTTTCCAGGTGGTTATATAGATCATGTTAATAGAGTAGTAAATTGTGCTTTACTGCAATCAGATTTATGGAAACAAATGGGTGCGGATATGTCTACATTTACTAAAGAAGAATTAGTATTTTCAGCTATTAATCATGATTTAGGTAAAATGGGTGATGAAAAACATGAATCATATTTACCTCAAACTGATAAATGGAGAAAAGAAAAATTAGGTGAAGATTATATGCATAACAAGGAAATACCATTTTCAGCTGTTCCTGATAGAGGATTATTTTTGTTACAACAACATGATGTTAAGTATACCTTTAATGAAATGATTGCTATTCAAACACATGACGGTTTATATGATGCTGCAAATGAAAAATATCTAAAATCATATATGCCAGAAACAAAACCAAGAACTTCATTACCGTTTATATTACATCAAGCAGACATGATGGCTGCAAGAATTGAGTTTGAAAAAGAATGGTTACCTAGATTTAAAAATAATTTGGATACTAGTAAGAAGAATTTTACATTAGACTCCAATAAAAAAAATTCAATTAAATCAAAAGCATTAGGCACAATTAAAAGTGAAGGACTTAAAAATATGTTAGACAATTTATGATAACAACAATAATAATTTTATCAATAATAGTCGTGGCACTTAGTTTCACGACTATTAATCTACTACGTAAAAACGAAAAGCAAGAAGATATATTAATAGAATATTTAAAATATTTAGATAATATTTCTAGGGTAATTGAAATATCTGATGAAAAGGTAAAAAAAGCAGATATTAAACAATCATTTGCCTCGGATGATGAAATAGGTTTTTTCTTTAAAACAGTAAAAGATATTCAAAAGGTCCTAAATGAATTCCAGCTTAAGAAACTTGAGGATTAATGGATCATATAATTGAAAAAAATAAAAAAATTAGAAAAGGTAGAGTCTATTTTACCAAAGAAACAGAGGCTGCTATTGTTAAATATAATTCTTTAGATCCTAAAAAAGATGCTGATGAAAGAAGTGATTTATACCAAGATCATATACATTGGCCCTTTTATAAATTAACACAAAACATTATTCATACTTTTAAATTTTACTATACAGAAGTAGAAAATTTAGAGGATTTACAACATGAAATTATAACATTTCTTTTATCAAAAATACATTTATTCAACCCAGCTAATGGGGCTAAAGCTTATTCTTATTTTGGAACTATAGTTAAAAGATGGTTAATAGTATATAATACTAAAAACTAATGGAAAAAAAATACCAAAATATACAAATAAATGATTTAAATAATTATTCTAATTTAGATAGTTCAGGTCCAGGGTTTGTAACATCCCAAAAAATGGAAGAAGGAATATCTAAGGTTACAGAAAAGGAATTTGAAGGTGATGATTTAGCTTTAAAAGGGTATAAATATGAAGATAAATTATCTTTATTTATAGATCAATATGTAAAATTTATAACAGATCATATATTTGAATTATTTCCTAAGGGAAATGACGCTAAAATAGCAGATGCTATATTAGAACTATTTAGAAAAAGGGATGCTATAGATGTATTTAATAAAAAAGCTCTTTATATTTACATAAGAGAAATGGTAGATGTAAAAACCCCTAAAATTACTAAAATTGCTAATGTTTTATATAAAATATTTAAAGAAAAATATATGTTCTACTTAGAGCATGGATATTTTCCTAACTCAAAAACATAAACTTTTTATATTTATAACCAAAAATTATGAGTCAATTAGAATCAATAATATTTGGGGACAAAAAATTTTCCGATATTTTAGAAGAAATTTATAAAAACCAAAAGAAAAGAGAAGGACAGGTAACAGCTCTNATATCAGAATTGAAACCTTTAGTTCAAGAAATTGGTGATGCCACATTAATAGTTCCTTTAATAAAGGAATATATGGAAATTGGGGTAAAAAATGATGAGCAGCTTATTAAAATGGCTACTATAGTACAAAGAGTAATACAAGCTTCTCCTGAAGATGGAAGTTTAGGTATAACTGAAGAAGAAAAAGAAGTACTTATGGCAGAAATGGAAAAGCTTCAAAATAATAAAAATAATGGCTAAAAAGCAAAGAACAGGATTAGCTTCATTATCAACTCCTACTCAAAACCCTAACGTAAAATCTGGGGTATTTACAGCTAGAGTTATATATGCTATGTTAGATGATCAAACTCAAACAAAGGCATTTAAAGAATTTGGAGAGTGGAGTTCTATAGGTTGTGTATTTTTTGATAGAATTAATCAACCAAATCCTAATCCTGAATTTACATCTGATAATTTTGCAAGACCATTATTTCCTAACCAATCAATAGTACCGTTAGAAAATGAAATCATTTACATAATGGCTATGCCTAGTAGTGACATTCAATCAGATGTTAATGATGTTAGTTACTATTATTTTCAACCTATTAATATATGGAATAGTGTTCACCATAATGCAATTCCAGATCCTATAAATGGAGAATCACTTCCTGAAGCAGATCAACAAGATTATACACAAACTGAAGCAGGTGCAGTTAGGAGAGTAACAGATGGAGGAACTGATATAGATCTTGGTGATACTTTTACTGAGAAACTATCAATAAGAAATTTACTTCCTTACGAAGGTGATAATATTTTTGAAGGAAGATGGGGTAATACACTTAGATTAGGATCAACAGTAACTGATCCAAAAATTCCAAATCCTTGGTCGGCTACAGGTGAAAATGGTGATCCTATTACTATTTTAAAAAATGGACAACATGAAGAAGATACAGATCCATGGGTCCCTCAGGTAGAAGATATAAATACAGATAAGTCTAGTGTGTATTTAACTTCAACCCAGGCTATTCCTATAGAAGTTGCAAGTAAATCCTATAATTCTTATTTTAATGCTCCAACTGCTCCAGACAAATTTACGGAAGAACAAATTATATTAAATTCAGGTAGATTATTATTTAATTCTAAAATTGATTCTATATTATTTAGTTCATCCGATACTATTAATTTAAATTCAGTCACTAGTATAAATTTAGATTCTCCTACTACAGTAATACAATCAGATAAAATATTATTAGGAGATAAAAATGCAAGAGAATCTGTAATATTAGGAGATAAATTTCTAGCTGATTTTCAATCTTTAATGAGTACATTAATATCATTAACAGGAGCATTACAAACCCCTATAGGAACTCCTATCCCATTTGTTCCAAATGTAGCAATTCCTGTACCTGCTGTTCAGGTGCAAAGTAAAGCTCAAAAGATGTTAAATAAAATCCAACAATATAAATCTAAAGTTAGTAAAAGCAAATAATGGGTTTAGAAAAATTAATAATAAAACAATCAACTAAAGTTGCTAAAAATACTATTAAATTAGAAGATTCTTTAGAAGCTATTGAAAATAAACTAGTTAATAGAGGATTTGAATTAGTAGAAATTTCTGGTATAAACCCACAATTACTACCCTTTGATTTAAATGAAATGATAAATGGGGAAATTGATAATCCTGATCAGTTTTTAACTCCTGATTTTGTTTGCAGTATACCGCAATTATCTATACAACAAAAAAATAATTTAGATAGAGAGATAGAAAGAACTAAACAAGAAATTACCAACATTGTAGATAATACAAATAAAATAAAACAGGGATTATTAACTGTACAACAACCCCTTCAAGTTTTAGAAGTAACAGCTGAAAATTTAAATAATATAGTAACAACTGTTAAAACAGCAGTTAAAGTTATTAAATCTATACCTATACCAGTTGCATTTGGAATGCCTGCAATTTCACTTCCAGTAAATGTATTAACTATATTGTCAGATTCATTAGACCAATTAGATAAATTTTTAGCAGCAGGTAAGGGAGTAGCAGGAGCAGTACCTCCCTTAGTAGAAGCTAACGTAAGTATGATACAAAGTACTATAGATAAATTAAATGTAATTGATAGTAAAGTTAGGCCTATATTAATGGTCTGTTCATTTTTAAAGTCAGTATCAGAACTTCAACCACAATGTCCTTTAGTTGAACAAGATGACATTAACAATATTCAATCAGATATATCACAAGATATACAAGAATCATTATTAGAAGTAGGAAATACCTCAATTCCGGAACTTAATTTTTTAAATGAAACAGCTTTAACAGCACAACTACAACCAGGTGCTGAACCTCCTTTAGTATATAGAGGTTTTACTTTAACTTTAGAATTTGATCCTGAAAATCAATTTTCATTTCCTGCTAGAAGAATTAGAGGTATAAGATTTTTTTCATCAAACCTTGAAACAGCAGAAACCTTATTTTTTGAAACAGGTACATCAGCTGCAGGAGGTCAACCTGTAAGTGGTAATATTGTAGTATATAATGACCCACAACAATTAAATAGATATTCATTTAGTTCTTCAGTTACTGTTTTATTTGAAGAAATGAAATATGCTATTGATCAGTATTTACTTACAATAAGAGGTATACCAAATAAGTTTAATATTACACTTCAAGAAGCTAACGATTTAGTTCAAACATTAGATAGGGATCAAGTTGATCAATTTAATCAAAATAATCCATTACCTGATTTTGTATTAAATGGACAAAATATAGTAAGACCTGAAGTTCAAAATCCAACAGGAGGACAATTATTAGGAGGCCCTAAATCAGTTAATGGTTCTATTCAAATTAATAAAAAAGGAACTACAATTAAAATGGATTCATTTGGTGGAACTAATAATAGTAATTTTGTAGAAACTCTACTTACAATAACACCACCTGTTGGAGTACCATTACCAAACCAGGCAGCACAAGTAACAAAACAAACATTTGCTTTAGCTTATAGTAATGATACTGCTGAATATGTTTTTAATGCAACAGGATCCTGGGGGTATTTAATGAGAATAACAGCAAATGATGGAGGAAGCGGTCAAACCAATTTTGACTTAATATCTCCATAGTAAAAGTTTAACAATTTAATATTTATAAATAAAATGAAGACGTCAGAGTTAAAGAAAATAATTAAGGAATCAGTAAAAGAAGCAATTCATGAAGAATTAAAAGATATTTTATTAGAAGCTGTTAAATCTCCTAAAATAATATCACAAACACCTTCAACTCCTGTTCCTGCTCAACCACAAGTACCAACTCCAACTACTCCTCAAATGACATTAGAACAAAAAAGGAGTGCGTATTCAAATATATTAGGGGAAACAGCAGCTTCCTTTACATCTAAGGATGCACAAGGTTTTGTACCCCCTTCAAATTTTGACTCAGCTAATGGTCAATTACCAGAAGGAAACTTAGGTATGGGTCAAATTATGGGTCTTTTAAATAAAAAATAATGGCAAGAATAATACAAAGCAAATTCCCTATAGATTTACAGCCTAGTAGAGCTGTTGGTTTTGGTTTTCCATTAAATGGGGATGCTGTATTTGTACCTACATTCTTTACAAGAGATCAAATAAAAGCAAATATGATAAATTATTTGCTAACTAATAAAGGAGAAAGAGTATTTAGACCAAATTTTGGGGCAGATTTAAGAAACTTATTATTTGAAAATATATTAGATGTTACTACAGAAGATTTAAAATCAAATATACAAAAATGATATATCAGTTTTTTTTCCTAATGTAGAAGTTGTAGAAATAGAATTTAATAACCAACCTGATGATAATACTATTAATTTTAATTTAAAATATAGAATAGTTAATTTTGGTATTGAAGATTCAGTAAATATATTATTACAATAATGAGTAAATTAGAAAGAGATATAAGGTATATAGATAGTAAATTTTGATTCAATTAGAGCAAACTTAATTGATTATTCAAAAACATATTTCCCAAATACCTATAATGATTTTACAGAAACATCTACTGGTATGTTATTTATGGAAATGGCAGCCTATGTAGGTGATGTTTTATCCTTTTATTTAGATAATCAGGTTCAAGAAACATTTATTCAAAAGGCAAGAGAAACAACTAATTTATTTGCTATGGCTTACTCATTAGGATATGTTCCTAAAGTTACTACAGTAGCAAGTGTAGACATAGATTTTTTTCAACAAGTTCCATCTAAATTAAGTGCAAGTTTATATGTACCAGATTATGATTATGCTCTTTTAATACCAGAAAATACTCAAATTTCAAGTAATTTAAATTCAAGTCAAAAATTTATAATTGAAGATGCTGTTGATTTTTCAGCTTCTAGTTCATTAGATCCTACTACTGTTTCTGTATATCAAATATCTGGAGTAAACCCAACATATTATTTATTGAAAAAAACAAGAAAGGCAATATCAGCAACAATTAACACAGAACAATTCACATTTACTAATGCTATAAAATTTGATACTAGAACCATTAATGATGGTAATATTATAGGTGTATTAGATTGTTTTGATACTGATGGTAATGAGTGGTATGAAGTGCCTAATTTAGCACAAGAAAACGTATTTGATTCTATTAGAAACACAAATACTAATGACCCAAATTATAGTATAGACCCAGAAGTTCCCTATTTATTAGAATTAAAAACAGTGCAAAAAAGATTTGCAACAAGGTTTTTAAATAGTGGATCTTTACAATTGCAATTTGGTGCTGGTAGCACTAAATCAACCACAGAAGAAATTATCCCCAATCCTGACAATGTAGGTTTAGGTTTACCTTTTGAAAAAACAAAACTAACAACTGCTTTTTCACCTGTAAACTTTGTATTTACAAATACTTATGGAATTGCTCCTTACAATACAACTTTAACAGTAAGATACTTAACAGGAGGGGGTGCAGCGGCTAATGTAGAAGGGGGAACATTAACAGTAGTAGATGATACTAATATAGTATTTTTAAATCCTAACTTATCAAATTCAACATTAGCAGACACTATTTTTAATTCAGTAGCATCTAATAATGAAAGAGCTGCGGATGGAGGAATGGATGGAGATACTACAGAAGAAATTAGACAAAATGCTNTAGGTAATTTCCAAAATCAATTAAGAACAGTAACTACACAAGATTATTTAGTTAGGGCACTATCAATGCCTTCTAATTTAGGAGTTATTTCTAAAGCTCATGCTCAACCACAAAAAATAGGTGATTATCAAGCTGGTGAATTACCAACAGTTTTAGATTTATATGTTTTAAGTTTTGATGCTAATAATAAATTAAGAACAGCTTCAAATATCTTAAAAAGAAATTTACAAACTTACTTATCAGAATATAGAATGATAAATGATTCTATTAATATTAAAGATGCTTATATCCTAAATATAGGAGTAAATTTTGATATAATAGTAACACCTAATTATAATAATAATGAAGTTATAACAAATTGTATAACATCATTAACTAACTTTTTTGATATAAATAAATGGCAAATAAATGAACCTATTTTATACAAAGATATTTTTATTTTATTAGATAAAATACAAGGAGTACAAACAGTAAAAAATGTAGAAATAATAAATTTAGCAGGAGAAGCTTTAGGATATAGCCAATTTTCATATGATATAAAAGGAGCTACAATAGATGAAGTAGTTTATCCATCTATAGATCCTATGGTTTTTGAAGTTAAATATCCAACACAAGATATTAAAGGTAGAGTAGTACCATTATAAAAATAAATTATGGCAGTATATAAAATTTTCCCAAATAAAGACGCTTCAATTTATACTATATCTCAAAGTATGAATACCGGACTTGATGAAATTATTGAAGCATCTACTACTATACAAGAAACAAGACCACAAGTTAGTAGATATTTAATTAATTTCTCAGACACAGAAATTACTAATGCATTTGCTAGATTTGATCAATCAACTAAAGACTATGATATCTTTTTAAAAAACTACACAGCTGTAGTAACAGGAGTAAATTTAGATCAAAAATTAGAAATATTCCCAGTATCAGGTAGTTGGGGAATGGGTACGGGAAAATATTATAATCAACCATTTACAACGAATGGTGTAAGTTGGGAATTTAGAAATTTCTCGGGATCTGCGGCAGAAGGAGCTTTAAAATGGAATATAACGGGGGCATCAGGTAGTGCTGTTACAATGTCATTTTCAGGATCTATAAATGAAGGAGGAGGTAATTGGTATACAGCTTCAGCTACAACATCATCAGTAGCAGAACAAACTTTTTCATATGGTAATAGTACTGATCTTAATGTAAATGTAACCAATATTGTAAAATCATGGTTTGATTATTCTGTGGATCCATCAACAGGTCTTAAAAATGATGGATTTTTAATTAAACAACAAGATAGTAGAGAGTTTGTTAATTCTAAGAATACAACAGCTACATTTAGATATTTTTCTATAGATACTAATACTATATATCCTCCGCAATTAGAATTTAGATATGATGATTATGCGTTTAATACAGGATCATCTACAAATACTATATTAGGAAGTCAAGAGGCATTTATGTCTATTTATAATAATGATGGAGTTTACTATTCTGAAAGTGTAGCAAGGTTTAGAATTGCGGCTATTCCAAAATACCCGGATAGAGTATTTCAAACAGCATCTTTATATACAACCAATTTCTACTTACCAGAAAATTCTTCATCATATGCTATAAAAGATACTGAAACTAATGAATTTGTAATTGAATTTGATAACAAATTTACTAATATTAGTGCAGATGCAACATCAAGTTATTTTGATGTGTTTATGAGTGGTTTAGAACCCGAAAGATACTATACAGTGTTAATAAAAACAAAACTAGATGGCACAACTCAAGTATTCGATGAAGATATAATGTTTAAAGTAGTTAATGGATAATGGCATACGGAAGTAATAATATCACAAAACCTGTAAGCCCAACAAGAACTAATATGGCAAGAACTGTAGCTCGTTTAGCAGATGAACCTACAGAAAAATTTCCTTCTGAAATAACTAGTTCAGTAAATGAAAAAGATGTACAACCTGTTACATTAGTTAGAGAACAATTTGATAAAGAAGCATTTAAACAAACAATAGATACCAATTTTTCACAATTAGGAGTTCAAGAACCAGATTTGTCTTTTTTTGACCCTAATTTGGCTAATCAAGGTGATTTTTTTAGTGTTTATAATAATTTATTTTTTTTGATTCCAAAAGAAGGTCCTAATTCACATACTACCTTAATAGAAGAAAGTAGTGAATATGTAGATTATCAAGCAAATCAATTAGAAATACAAGCTTTATTAGATGAAATAGCAGAATTAAGAGAACAAAATTTACAATTAACATTAGATATAGGAAACATTACAAATGCTCAAGAAGAAATTAATAGAGCAGTAGAAGAAGTAGAAAGATTAGAAGAACAAAGTGAAGAGTAATAAAAATGGCATTAGAAAATATATCATCATCAATCCAACCAATAGATCCAAAAGGCATTTTCTTTGATGGGTATGAATTGTCTAACCAATCAATAATACCTAACCAATTATATTCAGGTTCTTTCACCCAGGGATTGAATAATATTGAATTTTATATATATTCCCAAGGAACTGTTAGATACTCAGATTATAATTTTACAAATTATCAAATTACTGCTAATTCTAACCCAGAAGGAACTCCACAAGGAACTGCAATAAATCAAACACTTACATCAGGTTCTACAACTAATATTATAGACTTATATCCTGAAGAAGATGTTTATAAAGCAGGATTTACTCAAGGTACACTAACTGCCATTTATAATTTTATTAATTTAGAATTATCATCATCTCAAGATAATCCTTTTTATTTAGCAGAAATATCATCAGATAGAACAGAAATTAGGTTAAAATCTAATTATCTTAGTAATGATCAACTTCAATCTACATTTGTAGCATTTGAACAACAATTAACAGAAGCTGACTTTTTTGATGAATTTTATATTTCATTTGGGAGTAATGAATATCATATTGGGGTTAATACAAAATTAGATATTCCTCAACAAGAGGAAATAAATGGAACACCTACACAGTATTCTGTTTTAATAAAATTATATGATGCTTTACCCTCTAAATATGAAGTAAATGATGAATTATATGTTTTAACAAAAACAGGAGAAACACAAGCATTTCAAATAGAATTTGATGAAAATATTGTTATTCCAGATGATACTATAAAGTTACAGGGTCCTAATATAAACATAAAGATAAAAGACTTTATAAATAATTCAACTACTTATCAAAATGAAAATGAATTATTAAATACAGATTCAACGGGATCTAAAGATCAATTATTAAATGTATTAGAACAAACAGGAATAAAATTAACACCTAATTATTCTACAGCTTCATTTAATGAGTTTGTTAATTTTTCCTCTGCAAAAGCAAGAGTAAATAATTTTTATTTAAAAGTACAAAATATACAAGCATATGAAGCAGATATAGATGTTATAAATGCTATAACGGGTTCAAATCCTAATGTAACCCCAATATCAGAAAGTATTGCTTCTTTATATACTAAAATTCAAAATGAAATTAAAAGTTTTGATGGTTTTGAATATTATCAATATTATAATACAGGATCAGATACTTACCCAAAAACAGGTTCTGAGTTTCCTAGACAATTAGTTTCTACAACTGATATTAAAGCTCTTAGATGGTTAGGAAGTGATAATGATCTTAATCAATATTATGGAGGTACAGTTTTATCTGCTTCTTTGTATGATGAAGATAACCCAAATTGGTTATATTATACAATCCCTACTTTTATTACAGAACAAAGTGACAATGATAATTATGTAGATTTTTGTAACATGGTTGGTCAATCATTTGATGAATTATGGTTATACACAAAAGCTATAACTAATAAATTAAATACAACTAATCAATTAGATAAAGGTGTTCCTTTATCATTAGCGGATGATGTTATTACATCTTTAGGTTATACTGGATTTGGAAATAATTATAATAATCAAGACAATTTTATAGGATTAATTGGTAATAATGATGGTGATTTTCTCCCATCTACTGGTAGTGAATTAATAACTCAGTATATAGCAATAAATTCTGGTTCAATAACAAATTATTGGCATCCTGAATATTCATTTGAAGGATATGTTGAACAGTTAGTTGATAATGGATTCCCATATCCTATTGATAGAGTAAGTAAAGAAATATATAAACGCCTTTACCATAATATGGCTTATCTTGTTAAAAAGAAAGGTACTATAGCTGGATTAAGGCAATTAATTACAATTTGGGGTATTCCAAGTACTATTTTAAGAATAAATGAATTTGGAGGAAAAAATAAAGATCAAACGGATGATTATGATTTATGGTATAGAAGATATAATTATGCTTTTACACCTGTAGGTACATCTAATCAAGCAAGTGCATCGGCAGTTATACCTTGGATGCCTTTAAATAGAAATTATATTGCAGAAAGTGAATATATAGTACCTGATGGTGTTGGGGTTAGATTTAAAACATTTGGATATCCTTCTTCATCTTATGGAGCTGGTAGTTATAATACTCAATCTGTAATAACTAAAAAATCAAATGGTACTGATGACTCAGAAATGGATTGGGCAGTAGTACTAAATTATACAGGATCAGCATCAGGAAGTTATTCTGGATCATCTTATAGTAATTACAGAAATTGGGGTGAGTTAACTTTACACATGTCTGGGGCTGCAGCAGATGGAGGAAATGCAATTTCCCCACCTATTTATTTACCGTTCTTTGATGAAGGATGGTGGACTATTTTAGTACAAAGAGATCAACATGTCACTGCATCTAATAATACATTAGCAACTACTTATACATTATATGCTAAAAATAAAATATATGATGGTAATGATGGTAATAGTATAGGATTTGAAGGATCTACAAGTATAAGTTCAATTGATACATCACAAGCAGGTCTTTATGGAACAGGAAATTATGGAACTGCTTTATATGGAGGAGTTTTATCACAATCTATAAATTATGCCTGGAATAAATTTGGCACAAGTAAATTAGATGGGGTATATGTAGGAGGAAGACTAACAGGATCAGATGTGGGAGGATATATTACAAATACAGATGGTAGAGGATTTTCAGGATCATTTCAAGAATTTAGATATTATTCACATGATATAAGTGAATCAGTATTTAATGATTTTGTAATGAACCCAGAATCTATTGAAGGAAATAACATTACAGGATCTGAAAGCTCATTTGATATAGTAAACTTTAGAGCACCTTTAGGTAATGAATTAGAAAATATTTTTACTGCATCCGCAATTACTATGTATGAAGAATTTATAACCTCTTCACACCCAGCAATAACAGGATCAGCTCCAGAATTTATTACAGCTTCATTTATTAACCCAAATGATTCTAATACATTAACTTCTAGTTACTATGTTCAATATCAAGATAATGACAGTAAAAAGAACATATAGTAAAATTAATAGAGAAACATATTTCTTAGATCAACCTTCAATAGGAATTAGAAATAGAATTTCAAATAAAATACAATCAACTTCAAATCTTAATTTTGGTAATGCTTTATCACAATATGTAAGTATACAAAAAGATCCATTTATTAGTCAAAGTTACACTGAAAATATAAATACTTTAGAAGTAGCATTTTCACCACAAGATGAAATAAATGATGATATCATACAATCATTAGGATATGGTGCAATTCAGGAAGTAATTGCAGATCCAAGATTTAGATCATCATCGGATGATTACTATCCAGGATTAAGAAATATAGCAGATGATTACTTTAAAAAATATAAAGGAAGTGATGTTTTTGCCTATATGAGATTAATAAAATATTTTGATGATTCGTTGTTTAAAGCGATTAAAAATTACGTACCTGCACGTACAAGTGTGTCTACAGGTATTGTAATTAAACAAAACATGTTAGAGCGCAATAGGTATCGAGAACCACAAGTNGATATTGTTACTACGCAGTCTTATGCAATTCAAAATATTCCTCTAACTGCTAAAAATTTAGAGTTAACTACAAGTATTGAATTAAACGCAGCAACAGGTAGTACAGGTGGTAGTTTAAATGAATATAATGTATTATCTTCCCAATCTGGATATTTTACATCNTTTAATACTTCTACATTTATAATAGCCTCAGAGACTACAAAGAACATAATGGATGATTCTACCATTACTCAAACNCAAAATTTTGATAATGGTGATTTCTTTGGNGAAGTAAATGATTCATTTGGTTTAACAACTAANTATCTTAANGTAAAAAAACCTATACAATCTCAAATTAGTATGTATGGAGATTTTTCAACACCTGGCCCTAATGAATTAATATTATCATCTT